GGCGTTTTTCGCGTTCGCAAACTTGATAAGTACCGGGGTTTGCCGTTTCCTTGATTTGCAATCGCTAAATAAATATGATCCGACCCCATGATTGACAACGACATCGACCTATTCGCGGATACCCCGAAGCGCACGCATGGCGGGCGTCGAGAGGGTGCTGGCCGAAAGCCAGCCGACTATGTGCCGCCGCCCGAGAAACTTGATTTCGACAAGGCCCGCGCCAGGAACGAGCAATCGAAAGCGGACCTCAATGAATTGGAGTTCCGCATCAAGTCGAAGCAATACCTGCCGCGTGCCGCCATCCAGCAGGCAGCGGCCACGGCCATCGCTTCGTTCGCCCAGACCATGCGCTCGGTGCCCGACAACCTCGAACGCACGCACGGCATCTCTCCCGAGATAGCCGAAGAGGTTGGCAAGGCCATCGACCTCGCGCTGCAAGACCTCGCGCACGAGTTTCAGATGATGACTGCGGAGCCGACTCTCGATGCTTGACGACAACAACCCCGCTCACTTCGCGGACGCGATGAGCGATGTGTGTAGCGCATGGTCTGCACTGATGCCGCCGAAGCGCGTTTCGGTCTCGACCGGCGCGGCTAAGTCCCTGGTCATCAAGCAACCCGGTGGTGCTGCTGGCCCGTGGAACGCGGACGAGACGCCCTACATGGTCGAGCCGATGGATATGCTGGCAAGCCGCCGCCACGAAGCTGTGTGCTTCGTCGGCCCGGCGCGTACCGGCAAGACGATGGGCCTGCTCGACGGCTGGATGGCGCACGCGGTCGTCAACGACCCAGGCGATATGCTGGTCGTGCAGATGAGCCAGGAGAAAGCCCGAGAGTTCAGTCGCACCCGGATCGACCGCGCCATCCGCAACAGCCCCGACCTCAAGGCGCTGATGGGCGCGTCATCGCAGGACGACAACACCCACGACAAGGCGTTCAAGCACGGGATGTGGCTTCGCATCGGCTGGCCCACCGTGTCGCAGCTTTCGTCGTCGGACTACCGCTACGTGGCGCTCACCGACTACGACCGGATGCCTGACGATGTGGGCGGTGAAGGTTCGCCCTTCCTGATGGGCCTGAAGCGGACCACCACGTTCCTCTCGCGGGGGATGTGCATGGTCGAAAGCTCCCCTGGCCGCGACATGGAGGACCCATCGTGGACGCCGGTCACGGCACACGAAGCCCCGCCCGTGAGCGGCATCCTCGGCATCTACAACCGCAGCGACCGCCGCCGCTGGTACTGGCAATGTCTGGACTGCCACGACTGGTTCGAGGCCGCGCCGGGCCTGGGCCTGTTCGGCCTGCCTCAAGAGTCGGAACTGATCGAGATGGTCCGCGAGGCCGATCTGCCGACCCTGGCGAAGCAATACGCCCGCGTGATCTGCCCGCACTGCGGGTCGCTGATCGAGTTCAAGCACCGCCACACGCTCAACAAGCGCGGGCGCTGGCTGCAAGACGGCCAGTCGATCACCTCGGACGGCGAGATCATCGGCACCGGCCTCGGCTCCAGCATGGCGGGCTACTGGCTCGGTGGCGTGGCCGCGACCTACCAGAAGTGGTCGTCGCTGATCGAACGCTACCTCATGGGCCTGCGCGAGTACGCGCTGTCTGGCTCCGAACTCACCCTCAAGACCACGGTCAACGTCGATCAGGGGATGCCGTACATCAGCCGCCATCTGGTCGAAGGGAAGGGCACCGGCAAGTCGCCCGCAGACCGGCCAGATCAGTCACTGGAGCGATTCGTCGTGCCCGAGTGGACGCGCCTCGTGGTGGCCTCTGTGGACGTGCAGGGCGGCAGCAATGCCCGCTTCGTCGTGCAGGTTCACGCCATCGGTGAGCATCTGGAGCAGGCCCTGGTCAACCGCTTCAACATCACCGAGTCTCGGCGCGAGGGCATGGGTGCTGAGTTCGCGCCCATCGACCCTGCCAGCCACGCCGAGGATTGGGACCGCATCACCGAAGAGGTGGTCAAGAGCACGTACCGCACCGCTGACGAGGACCGCGAGATTCGTGTGAAGCTGACCGTGGTTGACTCGGGCGGTGAAGAGGGCGTGACCGCGCAAGCCTACGCCTGGATGCGTCGCCTGCGCCGCGACGGCCTGGGGATGCGCGTCATGCTCTACAAGGGTTCGAGCAGCAAGACCGCACCGCTGCTCAAAGAGTCGCTGGTGGGCGCACGCAACTCCAGCGAGAAGGGCGACATCCCGCTCTACGTGTGCAACCCGAACCTGCTGGCCGACGCGGTGAGCACGGGTCTGAAGCGCACGGTGCCCGGCCCGTTCTACTACCACTTCCCCGAGGCCAAAGACCCGAAGCGCAACCCGGACGGCTGGCTCCCGAAGTCGTTTTTCGATGAACTTGAGTCCGAGGTGCGCGACCCCAACGGGACGTGGCGGCAGATCAAGAAACGCAACGAGTCGTTCGACCTCTGCAAGATGATCTACGCCGGGTGCCTGCGCCTGGGCTTGGACAAGATCAAGGACTGGAGCCGCGTGCCCGATTGGGCCGCACCGCTGGAGCGCAACAGCGAGATCGTCACGCGGGAGCAGCGCCGGGAGATGCAGAAAACCGAGGCCGCTGTGGTGCCCGTGGTTCGCCCAAGGCGTCGCTCGGCTGTCTCGCCATATCTCGGCTAAACGCTGCTACACTGGCGGTGTCGGAAGGGGCGCAACCCTCTACCCTTCAAGGCGCAGAACACGGGTCGCACGCCCCCTCCGACACCTTCGCCGCCGCTCGTGTGCTCCAGTTGTCTCCGGCCCTGGAAGGGGTCTTTCAGGCCCGCCTCGTGCGGGCCTCTTTTATTGCTCCCGCTGCCACTTATCGTAGGCCAGCGCCGCAGCGTCCCGCACCGCTCGGGACACGTTGCCATTCCCAACGACCTTCAGCCGCCGCAGCGTCATCTCGTCCAGGGTCATCGTGACCGGGCGCATCCGCTCGGTCGGTAGCTCTGTCTTTCGGCCTGAGTTGGAGCGCGGCCCGCCGTGTTTCTTTTCCATGCCGTAAATATAAACCAAGCGGATTTTTCGCGGGAAATTAAGCCGCAGACGGAATTTCTGCTAAATGCCGATGATGCGTCCAGTTCACCACCCTGGACCCATCATGGCAGTCACTCAATCCGACATCGACAACCTGAACGCGGCCATCGCGTCGGGCACTCGTCAGGTCACCATCGGCGGGCAGACGGTCCTCTACCAGACGACCGAATCTCTCATCAAAGCCCGAGACGATCTGCAAAAGGAACTCAACAAGGCGACCGCAGGCACCACTCGCCGTTCGCGTCGCATGAACGCTTACTACGCTGGCCGAGGCTACGAATGACCGATCAGACCAAGCGCCCCCGTGGCCGTCCCCGCAAGAACCCGGTCGTCTCTGCCCCGCAGACACCGGGCGTCCAGGCCAAGTACGACGCTGCCGGTGGCGGTCGTCGTATGCGCTCATGGAACCCGCCCAGCAGCGGCCCCAACCGGGCCGTGGTCGGCATCCAGAAGATTCGTGACCGCGCCCGCGACGCCCGGCGCAACGACTGGACCGGCGAGAGCGGGTCGCAGAAGTGGGCCACGAACCTCATCGGCATCGGCATCGTGCCGCGCTTCAAGCGCATCACGAACAAGGCCCGCAAGCTGGAGATCACCGATCTCTGGAACGACTTTGTGGCCGTGGCCGACGCCGACAACGTGCTCAACCTGTACGGCCTGCAAACCCTCGCCGTGAAATCGTGGTTCGAGTCGGGTGAGGTGTTCATGCGTCGCCGCGACCGCCGCGTGGACGGCGTGCTGCCCGTGCCGCTTCAGGTGCAGTTGATCGAAGCTGACTTCGTGCCGATGCTCGACGCCGACTCGTGGCCGGGCATGGTGCGCGGCAACCGCATCCGCAGCGGCATCGAATTGACCCGCAGCGGCCAGCGTGCGGCCTACTGGATGTACCGGGAGCACCCCGGCGACGGCGTGATGGGCACGACCATCAACACCATCGACAACCTGATCCGCATTCCCGCCGAGCAGGTTCGCCACATCTACGAACCGTCGCGCCCTGGTGCGCTGCGCGGCGTGTCTCCGATGGCTTCGATCCTGGCCCGCCTTCGCAACGTGGGCGACTACGACGACGCCGTTCTGGAGCGCCAGAAGCTCGCCAACCTGTTCATGGCGTTCATCAAGTACAACCTGCCCAACCTCGAAGGGCAGGATCGTGACCCGCTGACCGGGATGCCGCTCGAAGGTGCGCTCGAAGCGCCCCTGGCCGCGCTCATGCCCGGCATCGTGCAGGAACTGGAGCCGGGTCAGGAAGTGCAGTTCGCCAACCCGCCCGAGGCAGGCACGACCTACTCGGACTATATGCGGACGCAGCACATGGGTACGGCTGCGGCAATGGGCATCCCCTACGAAATCTTCAGCGGGGACATCAAAGAGGTCAGCGACCGCACGCTGCGCGTCATCATCAACGAGTTCCGGCGACTGGCCGAGCAGCGCCAGTGGCAGATCGTCATTCCTCAGATGTGCCAGCCCTGCGTCAACTGGTTCGCAGACGCTGCGCTGCTGGCCGGGAAGATCACCGTCGATGAGTTCGATCCGGTGCGCCGCGTCGAGCACGCCCCGCACGGCTGGCAGCACATCCATCCGGTGCAGGACCCGCAGGGCAAGAAACTCGAAGTCGAAGCTGGCTTCCGTTCGCGCTCCAGCGTCATCGGTGAGCGTGGCGACGATCCCGACATGGTGGACGACGAGCGTGCCGCAGACCTCCAGCGCGAGAAAGACCTGGGCCTGTACGTCGAGCCGCCCGCTCCGGGCGCGGCTGCTGGCGGGGGCGCTGCCCCTGCCGACGACGCCGAGGATGATGACGGCATTGACGACAACGAGTACACGGCCCCGCCGAACGCGCTGCAAGAGGCCCTGATTGGCCGCGTCAACGCCGAGCGCGAACTGATCGAGAACCGCAAGCAACGCGAGAGTCAGCCCGAGGCTCCAAAACCCATGTCGCAATGGGAGCAGGCCCAGCTTGACCTCACTGAGCGAATCGTCTCGCTCATGGGGGTGAGCGATGCCGCACAGTGACCTTCCGCTGATCGCTCTGCTGGCCCAGCGCCTCACGGCGCTGACCAAAGCCTTCGAGAGCCTGTCGAAGCAACCCGGCCCAGCGGGCGCTGACGGTGCCCCTGGCCGCGACGGTCGGGACGGCATCAACGGCGTCGATGGCGCTCCGGGGCGCGACGGCATCAACGGTGCTGACGGTCGTGATGGCCGCGATGGCAAGGACGGGAAGGACGGCAAGGACGGCGACATCGGCCCAATGCCCAAGCACGAGTGGCAGGGCACGAAGCTGCGTTTCGAGACCGAGGTCGGCAAGTGGGGCAAGTTTGTTGACCTGCAAGGCCCTCGGGGCACGAGCGGCACGGTCGTTGTCGGCGGTGGCGGCAGCAGCGGTGGCGTGGACTTCAACTCGCTCAACGCTGCTACAGACGCGATCCCGCAAGAGTTCGTCGTTCGCCAGGACGGCCAGTGGGTCCGCGCTACCTACGAGCAGATGCAGCTTTGGTTCCCCGGCACTGGTGGCACGGCTGCGACGACAGACACCCTCGACGGCGGTGACGCTGGCGAACTCGTGGTGACCGAGGAATTTATCGACGGCGGTACAGCAAATGGCTAACACGATCAAAATTATTCGACGCATCCAGTTGCGTCGAGACACACCGACCAACTGGACAACGCTGAACCCGATCCTCGCTGATGGTGAGCCGGGTTTCGAGCGCATCACCCGCCGCGTCAAGGTCGGTGATGGTGTAACCCCTTGGAACGATCTGCCTTACCAGGGCAGCGGCGGCTCCGACGCATCGTTCGAGTTCGTGCAAGCGCAACCCGCTGACACTTGGACGATCAATCACAACTTGGGCAAGTTCCCAAGCGTCACCATCGTGGACACGGCGGGCGACGAGGTTGAAGGCAACGTCAACCACATCAGCAACACGCAAGTGGTGCTGTCTTTCTCTGCGGCCTTTTCGGGTCGTGCTTTTCTCAACTAAGGAGCCACGATGGCAAAGAAATTCCTGGTCGATCTCGACCTCGCAAAGAACCAACTGCTGAACCCGGTCGCACAGGTGCTGGCCGCTGCGCCGAGCACTCCGGTGCCCGGTCAGTTCTACTACGACACGACCGCAGGCCGGTTCGTGTTCCGTGGTGCGTCGGCTTGGATTGACCCGACCGCTCGTGCGAACCACACCGGCACGCAGACTGCCGCCACCATCAGCGACTTCGATACGCAAGTCCGTACCAGCCGTCTCGACCAGATGGCCGCGCCGACCGCGCCCGTGTCGCTCAACAACCAGCGCATCACCAGCCTCGCAACGCCCACCGCCGCGACCGACGCGGCCACCAAGGGTTACGTGGACTCCGCAGTCAACGGCACCGACTGGAAGAACAGCGTTCGTGCTGCCACCACGGCCAACATCACCCTGTCGGGCACCCAGACCATCGACGGCGTGGCGCTCGTGGCCGGTGACCGCGTGCTGGTGAAAGACCAGACCACCCCGGCGCAGAACGGCATCTATGTCGTCGCTGCCGGTGCCTGGGCGCGTGCCACCGACGCCGACGAGAACGCCGAGGTCACCGCTGGCCTGTCCGTGATGGTGACCGAGGGTACGACCAACGCCGACAGCCAGTGGCGTCTGACCACCAACGACGCAATCGTGGTGGGCACCACGGCGCTGACCTTCGCCCAGATCGGCGCTGGCTCCAGCTACACCCAGGGCACCGGCATCAACATCAGCGGCAACGTCATCGCCATCGACACTGCCGTGGTGACCCGCAAGGCTTCTGCCAACGTGGGTGACGGCAGTGCCACCAGCATCTCGGTAACGCACAACCTGGGCACGCTCGATGTGCAGGTTCAGGTCTACGAAGTGGCGACCGGCGATACCGTCGAGTGCGACGTTCGCCGCACCAACACGAACCAGATCACGCTGGGCTTTGCCGTGGCTCCGACCAGCAACCAGTACCGCGTGATCGTCCAGGGTTGATCCTATGCGTGACCTGTCCTTCCGCGCACCGCCGACACTGGCGGTTGCAGAGAACGCCACGACGCCCACCGGGCGCACGGGCGCTCTGATCTGGTCCACCACCGCGTCGAAGCTGCTGGTGTGGGACGGCTCGAAGTGGGCCGCGCCTGCGCCCACTGCGGGTGGCGGTGGTGGCTCTGGCGATGTGGTCGGCCCGGCGTCTGCTGCGGCTGACAGCCTCGTCACGTTCGCTGACGAAACGGGCAAGGTGCTGAAAGAGGCCACGTTCTTCGATGTGCCAGACATCGGCGGTATTCCCGCCGCGCCTTCTGCTGCTCATCTGCGCCACTTCGCCCGAAATCGCGCTGGTCGTGTGATGCCACACTTCATCGGTCCTGCCGGTATCGACGTTGCAATGCAACCCGCGCTGTTCGGCAACTCGATTGCGATGTGGTCTCCCAGCACCGGCACAACGGTGTCCACGAACTTCGGCACGTCATGGACGGCGCGAAACAGCGGCACTGGTGCCGCACAGGCTCACCCGACTCGTGCTTCTACCAACGCCCTCACATCGCTGATTCGCGCCACCTTCGGCACGGGCACGACTGCGACCGGCAGCAGCGGCATTCAGTCGGCATTGCCGGTGGCATGGCGTGGCAATGCGGCCAACCTTGGGGGTTTCTACGCTACGTGGCGATTTGCTGTCGAAACACTGTCGTCTGACATTCAGCTTCTGATTGGCCTGAGTGCGCTCAACGCCGCACTGGCCGGTGAACCATCGGCGCAGAACAACACGTTCGCGCTTTGCAAGGATGCTGCTGACACGACATGGCAGATCGTCAGTCGCAACACCACACTGGTCAAGACGAACCTCGGGGCGACCATCACGGCGGGCCAGATTCTCGACTTCACGATCTTTGCGCCGCCCAATGGTTCCGGCATCACGGTTCGATTGGTCGATGCTGTGACCGGGACGGTGCTCGTTGACAACGTGCAGTTCACGGGCGGTATGCCCAGCAACACCACGTTCCTCTACGCACACGCCCAGATTCGGTCCACTACGACCACGACTGCGAAGCTCCTGGCTCTCAACCGCATCTATGTGGAGACCGACCTATGACCTGGGATGTGATTCAAAACGCGAATGGCGAACTGCAACTCATCGAGCACGGTGCTGCTGTGCCCGATGGTTGGGCTGTCGTAGCCGAGACTGCGAACCCGGACTACCTCGACTACATGGCCCAGATCGCCAATGGCTGAAATCCAGCAGCAGAGGGATGACCGCTGTAGCCACCAATAATCGGCGGTCATCCCATGTCACACCCAGCCATGCAAACCAAAATCGACCCCATAAGCGCCTCGACGGCGTTCGCGTCGGTGCTGTTCGGGCCTGACCTCGCCCACATCATCGGACCCTACGCCGTGATCCTGCTGGCCTCGACCACCGGGGCTGCATGGGCCTTGGGTCGCACTGAGCCGATGAGCAGCCGCCTCGACGCAACTCTCTTTTTCGTGAGATTGAACCTGATGGCGCTGCTTTTGACGGTGCCAGCCGCTCATGCTGCGACGCGGGCGTTCGATATACATGACACCAGTTGGTTGCTTGCCCCAATCGCTCTGATGATCGGCGCGATTGGCAACGACTGGCCGAAGGTCGGAAAGTGGGTTCTGACCCGAGTGGCCCGCCTCTTCGAGCGTCGTACCGGCACCGACGCCCGCAATGGAGACTGATATGTCGCACGATCACACGATGGCCCTGATCGCATTCGCAAACGGGCTGTTCATAGCTTGGATTTGCATTTGCCGTCTCAACGCAACGCACATCAAGGTTCTTCCGAGTGTGCGCTTCAAGTACGTGGCGCTGATGGTCGGGTCACTGGCCTTCGGCAGTCAGCCGCTCATGTGGGGCGAGTTCCCAGGCACGGGCGGTTTGATCCTTCAGTTCTGCGTCACCGCTGGCCTAGTCGCTGGGTATCGTCGTTGGCACAACGGGCCACCCGAGGACACGTTGATCGAGTCCGCGAAATTTAGCCGCAGGTAAACGCCTGTTCATCACGGCAACAATCCCCTCCAATCTGAAAAAAGGACAACCCATGCGTCCCTGCTTTGCCTTCAACAACTCTGCGTCCGAGGACACCCCCAGCGTCTTGTCGATCTACGACGAGATCGGCTTCTGGGGCGTGCAGGCCAAAGACTTCGTGAACGAACTTCGTGCCGTGAAGTCGAAGGTGCTCAACGTGGAGATCAACTCTCCTGGCGGTGATGTGTTCGCCGGTCTTGCGATCTACAACGCTCTCAAGTCCTCGGGGAAAGAGATCGTGGTGAAAGTGATGGGCGTTGCCGCCAGCGCAGCTTCGCTGATCGCAATGGCCGGCGACCGGATCGTCATGCCCAAAAACACGTTCCTGATGATCCACAACCCGTGGTCGTTTGCAATGGGCAACGCCGACGAGTTGCGCGAGACCGCCGACACGCTCGACAAGATCGGCACCAGCCTGCTCTCCACCTACGCCGCCAAGACCGGCCTGGAGGAAAGCAAGCTGGCCGAGATGCTGGCGAAAGATACGTGGCTGTCGGCTGACGAAGCTCTGGAAATGGGCTTTGCCACCGAGGTCGTGGACGAGGTGAAGGCCAACGCAAAGTTCGACATGGCCCGCGCCGATCTGCCCGAGGCCGTGCGTGCCGTGTTCGCAATGGCCGCTGCTGCCCCCAAGGCCGAAGTCGAGCCGCAGCCCGAGCCGCAGCCGGAACCCGCACCGGAAGCCACCTTCGGTGACGAAGTGCTGTCCCTGGCGACCGCTGCTGGCATGGAAGCCTTCGCGTCGATCTGGGCACTGCGACACACCGACAGCGGTGAAGTCAAAGCGGCCATCGAGCAGGCTCGTCAGATTCGTTCGCTCTGCGCCGTGGTCAACATGGCCGACCGCGCAGACGCATTCATCCGTGGTGGCAAGAGCCTGGATCAAGTGCGTGCAGCACTGATCGAGGCCCGCGCCAAGACCGACGAGGACACCCACGTCGATACCACCCCCAAAGGCAGCACTCAGCCGACGACCCTTGCTTCTGCCAAGTCGGCGCTGACCGCATCGCAAATTTGGCAGAAGCGCAACTCTCGCAACAAGCGATAAGGAGCAACCACCATGTCTCTCTCCCAGGGCAAATTCACGGGCGAGTTCCTGCTGTCGGAAGGCAACGGGTCCATCAGCCGAGAACAAGTCACCATCTCTTCGACTGCTGGCGCTCTCGTCGCTGGCACCGTGATGGGCAAGATCACCGCCACGGGCGAATACGTTGCGTACAGCAACGCAGCCGCTGATGGTTCGGAAGTCGCCGCTGGCGTGCTCTACGCCAACGTGGCCGACAGCACCGCCGACCAGAAGGCCGTCATCATCGCCCGCCACGCCGAGGTGCAAGCCTCCGAACTGACCGGCCTGGACGCCCCGGCCCGCGTCGATCTCGCGGCCATCGGCATCATCTGCCGCTGATCGTCCACCAGTCCATTCATCAATTTAGGAGGTAACCACCATGCCGACTCTTGACATTTTCAACGACGACGCCTTCAGCCTGCGTTCGTTGACCACCGCCATCAACGAGACCCCGTACCAGCCGATGCTGCTGGGCGAACTCGGCCTGTTCTCCGAGCAGGGCCTGACCACCACTTCGCTGATGATCGAGAAGCGCGGTTCCACCCTGGCTCTGGTGCCCGCCGCCGCCCGTGGTTCTTCGGGCCGCGTCGAGTCGAACGACAAGGCGAAGCTGTACCCCATCGGCACCGTGCATCTGCCCCAGCGTGGCGCAGTGCTGGCCGACGAGGTGCAGAACCTGCGTGCCTTCGGCCAGGAGAGCGAGGTCGAGACCGTGCAGAACCTCGTGAACCGCAAGCTGGGCAAGCTGCGTCGCAACCTCGATGTCACCATCGAGTACCAGCGCATCGGTGCCATCAAGGGTCAGGTCGTGGACGCCGATGGCTCCACCGTGATCCTCGATATGTTCAGCACCTTCGAGGTGGCCCAGCAGTCCGTGGCGATGGCCCTGAACGCCGACACCACCAAGGTCAAGCTGAAGATCACCGAGGCCCAGCGCAAGTCCGAAACCGCTCTGGGTGGCCTGCTGCATCGCGGCTTCATCGCCCTGTGCGGCGAGGGTTTCTTCGACGCTCTGGTGACCCACCCCGCCGTCGAGAAAGCCTACGACCGCTGGCAAGACGGTGCCTTCCTGCGGACCCTGCAACGCAGCCAGAACAGCGGCCAGCCCGGCTTCGAGTTCTGCAACGTGTCCTGGCACGAGTACCGTGGCACCGTGGGCGGCATCCCCTTCATCGGCACCGATGACGCCTACCTGATCCCGATGGGCGTGCCCGACCTGTTCGAGACCCACTACGCTCCCGCCGACTACATGGAGACGGTGAACACCCTGGGTCTGCCGTACTACGCGAAACAGGAACTGATGCGGATGAACAAGGGCGTGGAACTGGAAAGCCAGTCGAACCCCATCTCGATCTGCACCCGTCCGAACGCGGTGGTCAAACTGACCAAGGTCTAATGGGCATCAGCGCATTCCAGCGCATGACCAAGAGCGTTCTCGCCCTGCTGGGCGAGGACGCTTTTTTGCGTGGCACCGTCCCATGCAAGGTCAACATCGAGCGGTCTGTCCAACTGACCGACGAGAACGGACTGGTCTACGAGCGCGACGTGGCGACCATCGACAACGAGCACAGCCCCGAAGCGGGCGATGCTCTGACGCACCCGAGCGGCAACTTCGTGCTGGACCGCAAGTTCCAAGACAACGGCTACAGCAGCCGCTTCATCGTGCGGAAGGTCTGACGTGGCGACCTCGTTCACCCTCACCATCTCTGACGAAGGTCTCGAACGTCTGTCCGAGAACCTGGGCAAGCTCTCGGCTGAAGAGTTCGAGCGCGTGGCCCGGCGCACCGTCAACGAGGTGGGCCAGCGCACCTACGATCTGGCGCGTGGGCGCATGAACGAGGGCCTGTCTCTCACCGACGCCTACCTCACGAACAAGCTGAAGTTTCGCCCGGCAGACGAGGGCAAGGTGGCCCGTTCGACGGTCAGAGCCGATGGTGGCCTGACGACGCTGGGCCACTACAACCCTCGCATCATCACCCAGAAGGTGAAGCGCCCGGAGAGGTCGAAAGGCAACCCGGCGCTGGGCATTGCCGCTGGTCAGAAGCTGGACGTGGTGACCGTCGCTGTTCGTCGCGGTGCGCGAAAGATCGTGCGCGAGGATTCCCGTGACGTGTTCATGGTGCCGAAGTTCCGCGACAGCGAAGGCAACCCCCTGATCTTCCAGCGACTGCCGGGCAAGACCAGCAGCGGCAAGTCGCGCCTCAAGGCGCTGCTCGGCCCCTCGGTCTACCAGCTATTCCGCTACCAGATCACCAACAACAACCTGACGACCGATGTCGAAGATGACCTGACCGAGACCCTGGGCCAGTTCGCAGAGGCAGCGGTAGGAGACCTCATCCGATGAGCACCCTTTACACCAAAGCCAGCGAGATCGCACAGGAACTCGACACCCGGCTCAAGACCATCACAAAGGCCAACGGCTTCGAGACCGACATCGGTCTCAGGGTATTCCGCGGTCGCCGCAACATCGACGATGACGCCGTTCCGTGCGCCATGCTGATCGAGGGCAACGACCAACCACGAAGCCGCGCTGGCAAGCTGGCGACCTACGAGATCGAGCAGAACTACGTGCTGGGCGGCTACGTGCCGTGCGACCCCAACAACCCCAACGACGCCGCGCACGCGATCCTGCGTGACCTGAAGAAAGTCGTGTTTTCCGACGACAACCTCGGTCGCAAGGTCAAGAGCGTCGATTACAAGGGCCGCGACATCGGCCCGCGCACCGATGGCGTGGCAATCGTCATGGCGATCATCGAGATCAGTGTCGTGTACGTCGAAACGCTGTCGAACCCTTGAGCGAAATTTAGCCGCAGGTTGAGCACTGCGGTTTCGAGGACACTTCCCGTGTCCAGTTTCAGCCGCAGATGCGGTAATTTCTTTGGAGAAGCAATATGTCCGCTCGTGGTTTTCTGGGTGCTGGTGACCTCTACATCAGCCGCTTCGTGAACGGTGCTTTCGAGGACTTCAAGGGTCCCTACGAATGCACGAAGTTCGAGATCAAGCCGAACATCGAACTGCGCGAACTCACCTCGCGTGGCAAGAACACCTACGGTCAGGTGATCGAGTCGGTGGCGCTGCAACAGCCCGCCGACATCACCGTCGATCTGCCCGAGGTGAACCGCGAGTCGCTGTCCATCGCTCTGCTGGGCACCGCCGCCGCTCTGTCGCAAACCGCTGGTTCGCTGTCGGCTGAAGCCGTGACCGCGAAGCTGGACGCCTGGGTGCCGCTGTCCAAAGCCGCCTGGACCGCCGCCCCGACCGTGACCAACGAAGCTGGCACCACCACCTACGTCAACGGCGTGGACTACATCTACAACGCCGACCTGGGCTGGATCAAGGCCCTGCCGGGCGGTGCCATCCTCGCCAACCAGATCATCGAAGTCAGCGTGACCTACGGTGCCATCACCGGCACCGAGATCAAGGGTGCCACCAGCGCGGACGTGCGTGCCCGCTTCAAGCTGGACGGCAAGAACCAGGCTGACGGTCTGCCCTGCATCGTGACCGTGTACGAAGTGGTGGTCGCTGCCGACAGCGCCTTCGACTTCCTGGCCGACGACTTCAACACCGTCTCGCTGCCGGGCCGGATGAAAACCCCGGCTGGCTTCACCGAGCCGTTCACCGTGCATCTGCGTAACGCCTGATCTCGGTAGCGCAGGCGGGGCGCTAAACCCGCGCTCCAGCCCACGGATGGCCCGCCTTGCATCGCACGATGACGGCGGGCCAATTTTTTAGGTGTATCGACTATGGCAACACGACGCGACGTAGAACTCGGCTTGCAGGTTACGACCGCAGGAACCGAGAGCATCCGACAACTCAAGGACGAGGTTGATCGACTGGCGCAAGCCGGTGGTGACGCGGCACCTGAGTTCCAACAACTCGCCCAAGTCCTCGACTCCCTGGCCGACCGTGCTGCGGCTCTGGAGACGTTCGATCAGATCGCCCGAGACGTTGACGCCCTGGGCGTCGCGCAAGAGGGCGCACGGGCCGCAGCAGCGGCCTTGAGCACGCAGCTTGAGCAGCTTCGCCAGCGCACCGAGGGCCTGCGTGCCGTCGAACAGGAATCGCTGTCCACCCTGCGGGCATCCCAGCAGGCCCTGGGCGAGAAGCGCGACGCCCTGGCGCTGCTGAAGGCCAACACAGACGCCGCCGAGCGCAGCGAGAGCGCCTACAAGAATCAGGTCCGCGACCTGACCCTGGCGATCATCAACCTGCGGTCCCAGATTCGTGACCAAGCATCCGAGTTCCGTCAGCGCAGTGCTGATGTCCGCTCTGCCGCGCAGGAAGAGAAAAAGCTGGCTGCTGAACTCGCCACCAGCGCCCGGCAGGCACAGCAGGCCAGTGCCGCGCTCAACGAGCGTGATCGTGCTCTGCGCGACGCCACGAACAGCCTGCGGGCGCTGGGTATCGAGACCAACGAACTGACCGCAGCCGAGGTTCGGCTGATCCAGGGCTTCACGGGTGTGCGTGACGAACTGGAGCGCCTGGAAGCTGCCCGCCTGCAAGCCATCGCGGCCACCGAGCGTCAGCGCCGCGAGGAAGAACAACTGGCGTTCGACGCGCAGGCCAATGCCGCTGCCTACGTCAACTTCTGGACGAACGCGCTCAACGAGCGCGAGGCCGCAGAGCGTCGCACCCTGGAGACCCAGCAGCAGGCCGCAGCAGAGGCCCAGCGCACCGCACAGGCCCTGGAGCAAGCCTTCGGCACCGTGGGCGTCCGTAGCGTGCAGGAACTCGAAGCCGAGATCGCACAGGTTCGCTCCGCGCTCGAACTGCTGCGGAACTCTGGCACCGTCTCCGGTCAGGCACTGGAGCAGGCCACGGTAACGGCCAACCGGCGTATCCGCGAACTGGAGCGCAACATCCGCGAGGCCACCGGGCAACTGACGCTGCTCGACCGCGCATCTCGCGCATTCCAGACCACCTTCGGGCAAACCGCAGGTGGCTTCATCGTTGCTGAAGCGTTCCAGCGGCTCTCTCAGGCTGTGTTCGACGTGGGCCGGGCCTTCGTGGACACCAACAAGCGCCTGGAAGCTCTGCGCCTGGGCCTGGAGACGGTGTTCAAGGACACGAACGTCGCGTCCCAGCAGCTTGAGCTTTTGCAGGACACGGCCAACCGGGCAGGTGTCAGCTTCGACTCGATCTCCGACGCCTACCTGCGGTTCTCCGCATCGCTGGCCGGTGCGAACGTGCCGCTGTCGCAGGCCAACCAGTTGTTCGAGTCGGTCACCCTGGCCGCAGGCCGTCTGGGTCTGAGCAGCGACCGCACGAACCGCGTACTGGACGCCCTGGGCCAGATCGCCGCGAAGGGCGTGGTCTCGATGGAAGAACTGCGGCAGCAGTTGGGCGACTCGCTACCCGGCGCACTCTCGGTGGCGGCACGCGGCCTGAACCTGACCGAAGCCGAACTCATCCGATTGGTCGAGTCGGGCAACCTCGCTGCCCGCGACTTCCTGCCTGCCTTCGGTTCCGCGCTGACCTCGCTGGGCGGTGAGGTGGACACCCTCGGTGCGGCCTTCGCCCGCCTGGGCAACCTGTTCACCACGATCTTTCAGGGCCTGGGCGATGCCGGTGGCGTTGACATCCTGAAGGGCGCATTGCAGGGCCTAGGCGTGGTCGTCGGTGGCCTGGGCACTGCGCTCACGGTGTTTACCGAACTGATCTTCGGCTCGGTGCGTGCCATCGCGGCGTTTGCTGCCGGTCTGCGTGAAGGTGATCTGCCGGGAGCGATCCGACTGGCAACCGAAGCCATCGCAGAGTCGGACAAGCGCATCGAGCAGAGCATCAAACGCTATGGCGAGTACATCGGCGTGGTCGAAGAGACCAAGACGGCTCAGAACGAACTCGCCAGCAACACGGCGAAACTCGGCCTCGCCTACACGGACGTGGAAAAGGCTCTCGCCACGGCGACCACGCAGGCGAAGGCCAACGTCGATCTCACGAAGGAACAGACGGGCCTCACGACCCAACTGGCCGACGCGCTAGGCACCGAGCTTGAACAGTTGCAGGCCAAGGCCCTTGCTGCCGACCAGAACGCCGTTGCGCTGCGTGCCCTGGTCGCCGCCGAGCAGACGAACCTCGACGTGCTCGTCGCCAAGCGCGACGCGATCATCGCCAACAACGAATTGCAGATCGCATCAGCGGTCGGCGCTGGTCAGACCGCCGAGGCTCTGCAAAAGCTGAAGCTGGAGCAGGACAAAGAGATCAAGGCGCTGCAAGACAAGATCGACCTCCAACAGACGGTCGTGTCGCGCGCTGCCGCGCAGGCTCAAGCTGCTGAGACCTCCGCTGCTGCGACCCGCGTCGAGACGCAGGCCCTGCAAGACAACGCCGCCCGCGTCACCGAACTCAAGACGGCATACGCCGAGGCCCGCGCCGAGGTCGAGCGCCTGACGGTTGCGAAGAATGGTGGCGTCGCTACCAGCGACCAGCTTGCCGCCGCCGAACTGCGTGCTGCACAAGCCGGTGCGCTGTACCGCGACGCGCTGAAGGACGTGCGTGAGCAGATCGAGGCAAAGAACATCGCGCAGGCCGCAGAGGCTCAGTTCGAGCAGAGCGGCCTTCAGTTCCGACTGGCCCAACTCAACTCGCTCGAAGCTACTGCGCGGGCTGTCGGCAACGAGACCCTTGCCACCTACGCGAAGATCGAAGCGAAGCGCATCGAGATTCAGATTCTCCAGGCCACGGTGCGTGCCCAGATCGCGGAAGCCGAAGGCTCCATCGCCGTCGCCCGCGCAAAGCTGGAAGAGGAACGCGCCAGCGGCACCATCACCAAGGTGAAGGAAGCCGAACTCAACGCGACGATCCGCATTGCCGAGGCAAAGATTCGTGAGGCCCGCGCTCGTGGCGAATCGGTGTCGATCATGGAGCGCGAGATCATCGAACTTCGGAACAACACCGCTGGCAAGCGCGAGAACGCGAACGCCTCGACCAATGCTGGTTCCGCTGTGAACGGTGAGGCTGACTCGCGTCGCAACAACGCAGATGCGATCGGTGAAGAGAACGCCGCCCTGGCCGAGCAGAAGCGCCTGAAGGTCGATGCCGATGGTTTCAGCACCGGCAAGGACGGCCAGCGGCTCGTGGCTGGCTCCGATCTCGCCACCCGTACCGGCGTGCTCAACTTCCTGAAGCAAGCCGGTGTGGACGACGAGAACGCCCGGCGCATCACCGAAGAGTTCGCGGACGCCCAGGGCAACATCACCTTCTTCGACAACCCCGGCCAGTTGAAGTACGGCAATCGTGGCGACACGATCAGTGCCGCTCTGCTGCGTGCTGCTGAGACCGTCACCTTCGGTGATCGCGCTGACGGCAACAGCCCCACTGGCCGAGCACTGAACCGCACGAACGCAAACCCTGCTGGCGTGCCCGGCGCTCCGATGCAGCCGCAGCAGGCCCTTCCTGCTGGCAACACCACGCGCACGATCCGTGTCGAGATGGGCGGGTCGGCTACCAACATAAACGTGGCGTCGGATGCCGACGCTACAGCCCTGGAGAGTCTGATCCAGCAACTTGCAACCGCGAAAGGACGGGTCGCCTAAATGTCTATCACCCTCGCTGTCGGCGCTACCAGCGTCACCCTACACCCGGACCTCTTCTGGGAGGACGAGAACACATGGCACCCGGTCGAGCAGAAGGTCGAGCGCAGCATCACTGGTGCGCTCATCGTGCAGGCCGCAGAGCGCCTGGACGGGAAGGGCCGTCCGATCACGCTGCGCCCCATTGACGACCAGAGCGCCTGGATGCGGGGCGAGGTCGTTTCTCAGTTGCGAAATTGGGCCGCAGTTCCGGCCCAAGTGCTGACTCTTACACTGCGGGGCGTCACGTACAGCGTCTTGTTCCGTCATCAGGACGGGTCAGCTATCGAGGCCGACCCCGTGGTGTTCTTCAGTGACGCGGACGACCAAGACTTCTACCGCGTGACGATTCGATTGATGGTCGTCTGACCGTAACGGAGAACCCCAATGCCCATCCTGTCCGGCGACGTAAAGTTGCTCAAGTCTGCCGTGATGGCAGACGTTCCCGAGGGCGGTGGCGCACCAACTGGCAACACGATTGCTGACGGTGTGTCCAACGCCATTTTTCCCGACATCTCCGAACTCGACCGAGCCGGTGGTCGCGTCAACCTCCGCAAGACCTTCGTGTCCATCCAGACGGATGACACGGACACCTACTTCGGTGGCAACGTGATCGTGGCCGAGCCGCCGCAGGACCCGCGTGTGGCCGTGACGCTGTTCTCGACCGAGAGCACGTTCGACACCCGGCAGCAGGCTCAGACCCGCGTCGAGAGCTACCTGAACCAAGGCCCCGAGTGGGCGGGCTACCTCTACGAAAACCACATCGCCGGTCAGCGTGTGGTTCAGTTCTTTCAGCGCCCGGCAGCAGAACTACCCAACGTGGGTCAGACACTGGTGCTGGTGCAGAACGAGGGTTTGTCCAACGAGCGGTTGCAGTACGTTCGTGCAACCGCAGTCTCAGCCGTCGAGCGCGAGTTCTTCGACGTTGCCAGCGGTCAGGACTACAAGGCCAACATCGTCACGGTGGACATCAGCGATGCGCTGCGGACCGACTTCACCGGATCGCCCGCGTCGCGTTCTTTCACCCGGCAGGCCGCAGGCACCAAGATTCGTGACACGGTGGTGGCCGACGCGGGCACCTACGTGGGTGTGGTCCCCCTGACGGAAACCGCAGCCCTGGGCGATTTCACGGTCCGCGCCGAGTCGATCTACACGCAACTGGTTCCGAGCGCACAGACCGAGACGCCCATCACCGATGTGCGTACCAACGGCTTGTCGAACGCTCTGGTGGCCGCTGGTGGTCCGCAGACGGTCAACCTGACCAGCGTGTTCACCACGACGCAGAGCCTGTTCGTTGGTGGTCCTGTGCTCCCCGGCTCTCTGAGCCTTTCCCGTGGTGGTATCACGATCACTGATAGCGGTGGCACCCTGGTCAGTGCTGGCACTCAGGTCGGCACCATCGACTACGACAACGGCATTCTCTCGCTGTCCACCAACGTGTTCGGCACCGCTGGTGACACGCACGCGGTCACCTTCACGCCCGCTGCTATCCCTGAACTGGTCAGCGACCAACGAAGCATCGCTATCACCCCCGAGAGCCGGTCGCTCTCGTACACGTTCGTGATGCCGAACATTCCGGTGCCGCGCACGCTTCAGGTGAGCTACCTCGCGCAGGGCCGCTGGTACACACTGCGCGATGACGGCTCTGGCGCTCTGCGCGGCAACGACGCATCTTTCGGCGTGGGCACGGTCAACTTCACCACCGGCAGCGTGCTCATCACCCTGGGCGCTCTGCCGGATGTCGGGTCGTCCATTCTGATCCAGTCGTTTTCGGACGCGACGACCGTGCAGGCGTCGAACACCACTCTGCTCAACGGCGGCAAGGTGTATTTCGCCTTCAACACCTCGGGAGATGTTGGCGAGGCCAAAGGCGCGAAGTCGATCCAGCGCAACGGCCTGACCGTGACGTGGAATGATGGAACGGCCCGCAGCGCAACGGACGATGGCAACGGCAACCTGACTGGAGACGCTACCGGCAGCGTGGACTACGGCAACGGTGTCATTCGCATCAGCCCGAACGTCTTGCCCGCCATCGGCACGACCTTCAGCGCCAGCATCACCGCTCGTGATTCGACCACCTATCCGGTGGTTGCTAACTCGGGCAACTTCGGCCTTACCAACATCCAACCGGGCAGCATCGCTTTCCTTCTGCCGATCACTTACACCTACAGCACGGCGTCGCCCACCACCTCTTTCCCGGCGTTCACTTCGCGCAGCGCCACGGTCAACGTGACCGATGATGGCGTCGGCAACCTGCGGATGCTGGACTCGAACAACAACCTCGTGAATATCGGCACGGTGAACTACACCACCGGGGCTTTCACGCTGGGTAGCGGTGGCGGTCTGATCTCGGTGCCCCTGGCCGACATCGCAGGCCCGCTCATCACCTACACCGCGCTCTATGGTCCCGGCCAGCCGCAGACCTTCCGCTGGGGTGGTCCCGGCACCGGAACCCGCAGTGCGTCTTACAACGTCACGCAGACCCTTAGTGTCAGCGCCAGCGGCACGGGTGGTAGCAGCGCCAACAGCATTGACGTGCAGGCGACCGCTCTACTCGCAAAGGTCGCAATGGTCCCGAACTACACGCTTCGCAACGTGTCGTTCAACCTGGGCACCAGCCGGTTCCTGCAACTGACCGACAACAACGTCACCCGCGACCCGTCGCCTACGACCGGCGTCGGCACTCCGACCGGCACCGTGTCTACCGTCCTGGGGGCTGTGATCCTCACCGCATGGCCCACTGGTCTGACCTCGACCATCACGAACTGGCGCGGCCTCATCTGTCCGCCCAGCACGCCGCTGGAAGCGCCGTATATGTCCACCAAGACGGTTTTCCGCACCGCAGCCGTTCCGCTGCGCCCGGCAAGCCTGTCGGTGCTGGGCACGCTGCAAGACGGCACCACGTTCAACGTGTCGGCGGGCATCGACGGCAAGATCAACGGCACCCGCGTGAAGGGCCGTGTGGACTACCAGTACGGCCTGATCGAACTCTACTTCGTCAACCCGAGCGGCGACCCGAATCTGAACTTCGACCTGTCCTTCTTGGGCATCTCGGGCGTGACCTCTCTGCCTCTCGATCTGGCGAAGCTGAACAGCATCCGCTACAACGCGGTGGCTTTCAGCTACCTCCCGCTCGATGCCGACATCCTGGGCATCGACCCGGTGCGTCTGCCTAGCGATGGCCGCGTGCCGATCTTCCGTCCTGGCGGCTTCGCGGTGGTCGGTCACACCGGCAGCGTCGAAGCCACGGTCGCCAACGGGCAGACCATCAACTGCGGTCGCGTGCGCCTCTCTCGGGTGCGCGTGATCGGCAACGATGGCGTGGTCATCAACACTGGCTACACCGCAGACCTCGAAGCTGGAACCGTTACGTTCACCGATGTGAGTGGGTACAGCCAGCCGGTTACGGTCGAGCACCGCATCGAGGACATGGGTGTCGTGCGTGAGGTGCAGATCAGCGGCGAGATCAGCTTCACTCGCGCACTGACCCACAACTATCCGCTGGGCAGCTACGTGTCGAGCGCACTGATCGCTGGCGATCTCTTCGCCCGCGTGAGCGTTCTGTTCGACCAAGCCTCATGGAATAACACATGGACCGATACGGTGGTTGGCACGCCTGCCACCGCGACGTTCAACAGTGCTCAGTTCCCCATTGCGCTGACGAACCGTGGTGCGCTGACCGAGCGGTGGATCGTGCGCTTCCTGACCAACACCACGTTCGAGGTGATTGGCGAGAACGTGGGTGTGATCGCCAACGGCAGCACTGGTATCGACTGCGCTCCGCTTAACCCGGCGACGGGTGTCCCCTACTTCACGATCCCGGCTGGCGGTTGGGGCGCGGGGTGGGCAACTGGCAACGTGGTTCGCTTCAACACCATCGGTGCTCAGTTCCCGGTGTGGGTTGTGCGGACTGTTCAACAAGGGCCTGAGTCGGTGCCCGACGACTCTTTCACCCTCCTGATTCGCGGCGACGTTGACCAAGCATAAGGAAACACAAAATGTCCACTGTCAAATACTTTCACAGCGCAATGGTAGGCGCTCCGGTGCTGAACAACACCGCCGGTTGTTTGATCGCTCTATTGGATGCGTGCCTCATCAACGGTTTCGGCCTCAAGACCCTGGACTCTCTGGTGGTCAGCGGTGGCATCGCCACGGGAACTGTGAGCACAGGTCACTCGTTCGAGCCTGACACTATCGCGGAGATCGCGGGGGCCACCCCCGCTGGCCTCAACGGACAGAAGCGCATCCTGACGGTGGCTGGCAACTCGTTTACCTTCGACGCGACCGGCATCAGCAACCAGACGGCCACCGGAACGATCAGTGCAAAATTGGCCGGTGCAGGGTGGACTAAGCCGTTCACCGGCACAAACATCGCCGTTTACCGTTCCGGTAACGTGGTCGGGACTCGGATGTTCCTTCGTGTCTCTGACACCGGCACCGGAACAAACGCGTTCGTTCGCGGGTTCGAGTTCATGTCTGACGCGGCAGGAACCGGCCAGGTTGGTTTTCCCGCCGCGACGGTGATCGGGGGCGAAGGTCTTTTCGCACCGAAGCACAACGCCATCTCGCCTACGCTTGCTCGGCCTTGGATCGTTGTTGCCGACGACCGGACTTTTTACGTGTCTACCGCTCCCAGCACCAGCGCCACGAACTCGATGAGTTGGGTTTTTGGCGACATCAACCCGGTTCGTGCGGGGGACCCTTTCGGCTGTGTGCTTTCCGGCTTTTTGACTGATCTCTCCAACACGAGTACCCCTAATGCTGCTGACATCTCTAACAGCAACGGTACTGCTGCCGTAGGCAACCTGTATATGCCGCGATCTTTTTCCGGTCTCGGCGGTCAGGTCACCGTATTGCAACGCGGCGAATCTTACTGGAGCACTAACGGGTTTTCCGCTGGTACGAACAACCAGATTGCGTACCCGAATCCGGCAGACAACTCTCTGCTGTTGAACCGTGTCGTTTTGATTGAACCAGGGCTATCCGTTCTTCGTGGGACGCACCGTGGCCTGCTTCACACGCCTCAAAACTGCCAAGCGTTCTTCGAGATGCGCCAAAAGATCGACGGCCAAGGGGCGTTTGCCGGTCGAAAGCTGCTTTACATCTCTTCCAACGGTGCGGGTGGGGGAACTCGATCTTCCGGGTTCTTCCTCGACATCACCGGCCCCTGGAGCTAATCAATGCCCGCTGCACGCTACTGGCGCTTGTCGCGCATCGAGAGTTTTGACTACGGCGATCTCGTTTTGAGCGAGGTCGCCCTGTACGAAGGCGCGTCGCGGGTCGATAGCACTGCAACAATTAGCAGTGTCATCGACCCCAGCAGCGGTGCGCTTGCCAATCTGTCAGACACCGACTTCGGAACGAGTGTGACTTGGGCGGCAGAGTCGCTGCTGCTGCCTGGGTTTGCAGTCGTCTACGACTTCGGCACGGCACGAGACATCGTGAAGGTTGGCGTCGCCGGTCCTGAACAAAAGAGTTCTGCTTATCGTTTTGCGCTCGACTATTCCAGTGATGGTGTCTCGTGGACAAACCTGTTCATCCCCAACATCGTCACGCCTTGGATTAACTCGACAACCCTGTCTGAGCGCACAGGCAACAACCCCGGTGACGACGAACAGTTTGCCAATGTCGAGTTCCTGATGCGTGGCGAACCTGCCTTGGTCGATCTTTCTCGGTATCGCAGACCTATTACGCCGGTCGGGTCGGGGTCTGTTTCTATCTCAGAGACCGTGAGTCGATTCGGCAGTAGGTCTATCCGACTCGCCAACGCCGGTTTGCAAATATCTAACGCGCCCAGCTTGAACATTTTGCCTGGGGTGCCGTTCACCTTTGAAGGCTGGTTCAGGTTCGACAACATCTCTGTGACAGCACAACTGCTGTTCAATCGCTGGTCCGGTTCGTCTACTGGTTGGGTGATGTACGCCTGGAGCACCCGCGCTCTGAGTTTTCAGGTCAACGGGCAAACTGTCGTTATCAGCGGTACTACGATTCTGCAATCGAATACTTGGTATCACATAGCCCTTTCCGGGCAATCTGGTGTCGGCATTCGTATGTACCTGAACGGCGTGCAGGAAGGTGCTACCTACACCGGGGCGGTTAGCAATACCAATGAAGCCCCGACCTTTAACATTGGATGGCGACTTGACAACGCAGTGCCGATGACTGGCAACGTGAACGATGTTCGTCTGACCATCGGTGTTGATCGCTACCCGACGAACTTCACGCCACCGGCTGCGTATTTCCTTGACGAGTACGGTGCCACCGTGCCGCCTTTGCGCGGTGAAACTCCTGTGCCGATCAAGATTGTTGAGTTCGATTCTCCACCGTATGCGGTAAGTAGCGAACAGCCGGTGCGCGATTCGGTTATCGAATACCCGATTCCTGCGTTCGGTGTTTCAGCTTTCCCCTCTCGTGTGGGCCGTATCGACCAAGAGGACGGTGGCGGCTTCCAAATCGTCGGCACAGTCAAGGAAGTTGCTGTACCGGCCAACACTCCCTTGTCGCGTCGCGTCGCTCTACACGAGGCACGCAGCGGCCGAATGGTGCGTCAGACATTCAGCGACTCCGCTGGAAACTACCTCTTTGATGACATCCGTGGCGACCGGCCCTACAACGTCATTGCATACGATCACACGGGCGTTTACCGCGCTGTGATCGCCGACAACATTTCAGCTACTCCACGCCCATGATTACCCAGACCGTCGCCTTCAACGAAGCCGCTCTCGCCGGGCGGCTAAACTTCCTGAACACCGGCACGGGCGTGGCCGTCATCGAAATCTACGGTGGCACGCGCCCGGTGACCGCTGCGACTGCGACCAGTGAGCCGCTGCTGGTCAGCATCGAGCTTCAGAACCCGGCTGGTGTCGTTGACCTGGGCACCCTGGAACTGTTCGCTGTCGAACCGGCGCTGATCCTTGCCAGCGGCCTCGCCACCTGGGCGCGGGTGAAGAACCGCAACGGCGACACAGCGTTCGACATGGACGCTGGTGCTGTCGGTAGCGGTGCCGAGTGCGAACTGAGCCAGACCAGCTTGTTCGCAGGCGGTCTGGTTTCTCTCGTGTCTGCCGTGCTGGGGTAAGTCGTGGCCGACTTGCTCTTTAAGCTGCCGCCAGTCACGAACGGCAATCTGCTGTTCGGGGAGTCGGTTGAGCCGCCAGCCATCGAACTGAACATCACCGGGTCGTTCCCGGCGATGACGTTTGAGGCTCTGGTCGGCCCTGTCGAACTGCTGAATATCACCGGGTCGTTCCCGGAGATGACCGTCGAGACCTTCGGCGCTGTCTCGGTGGATGTCGTCGTCACCGGCAGCTTCCCGATGTTCAGCGTCGTCGCTGAAGCGCAGTACGCCAGCAACACCGCACGACCCACAGTCGGGCGCACCGCAACCCCCTGGCAGATTGCTACGCAAACCGACACGGGCTACGAGACGCGCCAGCAGAACAGCCCGGCGCTACCCGCTGGGTGGGAGACCGGCTTCGGTCGCGCAGCAGAGGGCACCACGGGCGTCGAGGTCGTGCTGCCCAACATTTTCGTCAAGGCTGTCGAGCAGCGCACCGGCAAATTCCAAGATGGCCGCGACATCCGTGTCGAAGCTGAGTTCGCCTACAACGACGCCAACCGGCGCGTGCGCGAACTGCTCAACGGCGTGTTCCAGAACGCGCAGGGAACGCGCCTGGGCCTGAAGTCGGGCCAGCAAGTCGGCGTGCCGATCAAGCGCACCCTGGTCGGCAACTACCAGAACGCGGTTCGCACGAACACTGGTCACGCTGGATCGTTCCAGGGTGCAAAGCCGGTGATCGTTGGCCGAGACGGTCGCTACGAAGAGGCCGTGCCGCCGCCGCCCGGTATCACGCTGCTGATTCCTCCCGAGGAATTTGTCAGTTGCTACGACATCAGCCCGAACCTGCTGTTCTCGCTTCCCTACTCGGACCTGACCGAGTTGCTGTTCCGGTGCGACTACAAAGCACCACCCGAGCCGCCGCCGCCCGAGGGCGAGGTGGTCGTTCCTGTCCGAAAGGTCTACATCGTGGCAAACAACGTCTCGCTGCGCCGCGCATCCAACAACGCCCCGGTGATCGCCCTGTCCATGTCGCTCTCGCTCGACGTGGACTCGTGGTCGTGGGGCTTCAGCGCCTCACTGCCTGCGGCTGCTCAGTCGCTGGTCGAACCTGACAACAACGGCCCGGTCGAACTGATCGCCAGCGTCAACGGCACCGAGTTCCGCGTGCTGGTCGAGAGCCTGTCGCGTGAGCGCGTGTTCGGCCAGGCCACGCTGCGCGTCGGCGGTCGTGGCCGCAACGCTCGTCTCGATGCGCCCTATGCGCCGATCCAGACCTTCACGAACACCGACACTCGAACCGCGCAGCAACTGATGAACGACGCCCTGACGCTCAACGGCGTGCCGCTGGGCTGGGACGTGGTGTTCGAGCTTGAGGACTGGTCGGTGCCCGCTGGCGTGTTCAACCACCAGGGTTCGTACATCACGGCGCTCACCACGATTGCGAAGTCCGCTGGTGGCTACATCGTCCCGCACCCGAACCTGCAACGCTTCACCGTCAAGCCGCGCTACCCGGTCGGCCCGTGGGCCTGGAACACCGTCACGCCGAACTTCACGCTGCCCGCCGATGTGGCCGTGCGCGAGGGGCTGCAATGGGTCGAGAAACCCGAATACAACCGCGTGTTCGTTTCCGGCCAGGGGGCAGGCGTGCTGGGTCAGGTGACTCGCACCGGCACCGCTGGTGAGTTGCTGGCCCCGATGGTGGTGGATCAACTCATCACCGACACCATCGCAGCCCGTCAGCGCGGCCTGTCGATCCTGGCCGACACCGGGCGGCAGATTCGCGTGGGCCTGCGACTGCCGGTGCTGGCCGAGACCGGGATCATCCAGCCCGGTGCGTTCGTCAACTATCAGGACAGCGGCATCTCGCGGCTGGGTCTGGTGCGTAGCGTCAACGTCGATGTCGGCTTCCCCGAAGTCTGGCAGAGCTTGGAAGTGGAGACCCACGTATGAGCAACCTGTTCCGTCAATTTCTCGACCTCATCCCCGACCCGGCGCTGCAAGTGGGCGAGGTGTTGTTCATCACCAGTGGCATCGCAACCATCGAGTTGCCCGGTGGTGGGCGCATCACGGCCCGTGGCGAAGCGACGGTGGGCCAAAAGGTTTTCGTCCGCAACGGCCTGATCGAAGGGCAGGCCCCCAATCTCACTGTTTCACTCATCGAGGTCTGACCATGAACAAGCCCCGCTGCGAAATCGCCGCCGACATCCACCCGAACCTTGCTGCCTTCCTCGATATGCTGGCCTGGAGCGAGGGCACCGACCACCCGCGTCAGGCCACGCAGGATCGCGGCTATGACGTGATCGTTGGTGGCAAGAACTTCACCGGCTACGCGGACCACCCGCGCATCATGGTTGATCTGCCGAAGCTGAAGATCAAGTCGAGTGCTGCTGGGCGCTACCAGCTACTCAGCCGGTACTTTGACGCCTATAAACGCCAACTGCGTTTGAGCGACTTCAGCCCGCGCTCTCAAGACCTCATCGCCATCCAGCAGATTCGTGAGCGTCGCGCACTGCCGCTGATCGAAGCGGGCAATATCGAAGCGGCCATCGCTCAGTGCAAGAACATCTGGGCGAGTCTGCCCGGCGCTGGCTACGGTCAGCACGAGCACGGCCTGCCGAAGCTGATCGCCGCCTACGAGCGTGTCGGTGGGGGTGTGGCATGAACTGGCGGCTGATCGCAGCAGCGGCCATCGTCGCGGTGCTGGGCGTGCAGCAGTACCGCATCGCCTCGCTCGAAGCCGATCTGGCGAAAGCCGGTCAGGCCGCAAGCGATGAGCGAGTAGCGCGTGAGCAGGCCGCTCGTGAGCACGCGGAGCAGATGGCATCCCTGGCCGCTAGACACGCCCAATCCCAACAGACCCTGGAGAACACCTATGCTGAAAAAATCGCTGCCCTTGAAGATCGCCGCCGTGCTGATGCTCGTGAGCTTGCTGGGCTGCGCGGCACCATCGCCACCTACGCCGCCAGTGGTCGTAGACCCGGTGAAACTGACGCCGCTGCCCTTGAGCGTGCAACAGATCGACTCAACGTCCTCGCAGGGATACTTGCAGAGGGTGTCGAACTGGTTGTCGAAGGTCGAGGGATTGTCGAGCGGCGAGACGCCGAAGTGATCCGGCTGCTGGAGCAGATCAAGCTGGATAGGCGAGTCTGTTCTCCAGACCCTCAAGCGCCCTCGGGTTCTTGAGGTTGTAGACCGGGATGCCGTATCTGTCGGCCAGCACAATCGCAGTGGCTGTGCCACCCGTGTACTTCGTCCTCGTCGCTTCGCTGGTACACCCGTCCGGGGTCCAGCAGATCAGGAACTCGCTGGGCGTATCCAGCTTCGCACCCAGCACCTGATGGCAGTTCCTGGCGTGCAGCGCCCGCGCACCCCCTGTCAGGCTTTCCCACGCCGGGTGCAAGGTAGCCGCCAGCGCATAGGCTTCTGCGCTCGGGCGGTCCAACCTGGGCGTGCAGCGGTGGAAACCCGGCCAGGGCAAATAAATCTCAGCCTCTGGGGCCGTGTAAGCAGCGAAGGCCCTATCTGCCCCTTCGGCACCTCCTGATCGCAGCGTGTAGCCCATCCAGCGCAGCCACGCGCCCAGGCGACGCATCTCCGCGAGGATGGGTTCGGGGGTCTGGCGAGACCCAACCCCTGTGTAGAAACGCATCACGAGAACAAATCCGGTTCGTCTGTTGCGAACAGATCGGTCGAGTCGTCGGCCCCGAAGAGGTCCGCGTCCTCGCTGACGGTCACCGGGGCTGCTGCCGTGCCGAACAGGTCGGCTTCCGGCTCGGGGTAGATACCAAGCTGGCTGGCGAACAAGTCCTCGTCGTCCTTCTGGTCGTACAGCGGGGCGTAGATCGTCAGGCCGTAGCGCCGGGCACAGGTGTAGAGGTGGTCGTCGCGCTTGTCGAGGAACAGGGCGTCGGCGTTCATCACGAGCCGCCAGTTGTTCTGCAACACCCCTGGCCGACCCTTGACCATCGGGTCGATGGGAATGACGGTCACAGGCAGGGCAGGGGACTTCGGCACGGGCGTCTGGTCGTTGAGCACGTAGCCGGTCGGGGTCCAGGGC